GAGCGCTCGCTTTGATGGAACAACCCAATTTGAGCGCAGTTTTTTCTAAAATTCTAGGAGTGTAATAATGGCAACATTAAATTTTAATGCAGCGCAAGTCCCAACAGATTTCGGGACGCAAGATTGTGTTCCCGCTGGTTGGTACAACGTCATGGTTGACGAGACTGAAATGAAACCGACAAAGGACGGTTCTGGCGCTTATTTGCAAGTTCGCTTTACCGTGTTGGATGGGCAATACGTGAACCGCAAGGTTTTCACACGAATGAACCTGCAAAATTCAAATCCAACAGCTCAAGAAATCGCATATAAGCAATTGAGCGCACTTTGTCATGCGGTCAACGTTTTACAATTACAAGATTCGGTACAATTGCACGGGTTGCCTTTGAAAGTGAAAGTGAAAGTTCGCAAAGATTCTACAGGGCAATACGAAGATCAGAACGAAGTAACAGCATACAAAAATATCAACGAACACGTTGATATGCAAGCTGCGCCTGTTGCAACAACTGGTTTCGGAGCTCCAACACTTGGTGCAACACCGTTCACAGCACCAACAATCCCACAGTGTGTTGCACCGCAGCCACAACCTTCGCTCGAAGCGCCACCTAGACCAACACCTCAGCCTACACAATTTGCACCTCCACAACCTTGGGCACAGCAACCGGTAGCAACGACGCCAGCGCCAGCTCAAACCGCTGTCCCACCTTGGGCGCAACCTCCGCAACAATAACCACAAACAGCACGCCGCGAAGGCGTGCTTCTATTATGAAAAATATAATACCAGCAACAAAAACAATCAAAGCTATTAACAACGCTTTGGAAGCGGATCAAGGTGCTTCGTTCCGTGGTTGGCTTGGGAAGGTGATTCCTCATATTGGCGATGCTTATCGTGCTGAGCAAGACGGTCACCGCAATCATATGGGTGCATCGCTTATTGGCGGTGAATGCGCTAGAGCGATCTGGTACAATTTTAGATGGGTAACGAAAGGAAACTTTGACGGTAGAATACTGCGTCTATTTAATCGCGGTCATTTGGAAGAAGCACGCTTTATTGCACTGTTGCTCATGATTGGTTGCGAAATTTTCCAACAAGACGAAAACGGTAAACAGTTTCGAATATCGCACGCCGAAGGACATTTTGGCGGCAGCGGTGACGGTATTGTTTTAGGGTTGCCCGACTTACCTGCCGGCACCTATGCGTTGACAGAATTTAAAACCCATAGCGACAAATCGTTCACAGAACTGGTCGATAAAGGTGTACGGGATGCAAAGTTCGAGCATTATGTGCAAATGCAAGTCTATATGCGAAAAATGGGTTTGGCTGCCGCGCTCTATTTGTCGGTCAATAAAAATAATGACGAATTGTATGGGGAAATAATTGAGCTTGACACCGAACTTGCTGACCAATTTTTAGATCGCGGTGAAAAGCTTGTTTGGATGGATCAACCACCTAAAAAGCTAAATGAATCCGCAGGTTTCTATAAATGCAGATTTTGCAATCATAGACCAGTGTGCCATTTAAATGCGATACCTGACCGCAATTGCAGAACGTGTAAATACAGTAAACCGGTTGAAGGTGGAAAATGGATTTGTTTTTTCAATGAGGAGGGTTTTATTGATACTCAAATGCAACAGCTAGGCTGCTCAGAATACGAATCAAGATTATGATCCAAGCTCGTTCATATCAAATTGAAGCTGTTTCCGCTATTTACCGATATTTTCAAACTTCACAAGGAAACCCAGTAATTGCAATGCCGACAGGTACAGGCAAATCGGTCGTTATTGCATTATTTTTGGAGTCTATTTACAAGCACTACCCAAATCAGCGAATTTTGATTTTAACGCACGTTAAAGAATTGATTGTGCAAAATTATCAAAAGTTAAAATCATTGTGGTTATCCGCACCCGCTGGTATTTACAGCTCGGGTTTAAATAAGCGTGAGCTGCACGACCCGATTACGTTTGCTGGAATCGCTTCTGTTGCTAAAAAACCAGAATTGTTTGGTCATGTTGACTTAGTTATTATTGACGAGGCTCATCTGGTGAGCACAAACGAAGCAACGATGTATCAAAAATTCATTAACGCTCTAAAATTAAAAAACCCATATCTCAAAATAGTCGGCTTAACTGCAACGCCCTGGCGCCTTGGACACGGTAAAATTATAGACCCAGTTAAAGGTGAAAACGACCAAGAAATCCCGTCACTCTTTAGTGATATTTGTTTTGATATAACCGGAATACACGCATTCAATAGGCTCATTGCAGAAAATTATTTAGCACCGCTTATTCCAAAAAGCACAACAACGCGGTTAGATGTAGATGGTGTTCATATGCGTGGCGGTGAATTTATTGAAAAAGAGCTGCAAACAGCAGTCGACAAAAATGAAATTACGCTTGCTGCAATTAAAGAAGCGATGGAGCTCGGATATGAACGCAATCACTGGCTTGTATTTGCTACAGGTATTGACCACACTATTCACGTCGCGGATGCGCTTAATGACAACGGGATTCCAGCTATTGCAATACACTCTAAGTTAAGCGACGCAGAAAGGGATGCTGCGATAAAGGGTTTTCTTACCGGTAAATACCGCGCAGCGGTGAATAATAATATGCTCACAACGGGTTTTGATTTTCCTGCTATTGACCTTATTTTGTGCTTGAGACCAACAGCGTCGCCAGTGCTCTGGGTGCAAATGCTTGGCAGAGGTACTAGACCTGCACCCGGAAAAGAGAATTGCTTAGTGCTTGATTTTGCTGCAAATACAAAGCGATTGGGGCCTATTAACGATCCAGTTGTACCAAGACGCAAAGGGCAAAAAGGTGGCACTGCGCCCGTCAAAGAATGCCCAAATTGCCGCAGTATTGTTCATGCAAGCCTGCGATTCTGTAACGGATTACTAGATAACGGTAACAAGTGCAATCATGAATTTAAATTTGAAACCAAATTAAAATTTGGTGCAAGTACGGATGAATTAATAAAAGGTGATTTGCCCGTTGTCGAAATATTTAAAGTCGACCACATTACGTACAGCAAGCACGAAAAAATAGACCGTCCGCCCATGCTAAAAGTTGCATATTATTGTGGTTATAAAATGTTCAACGAATACGTTTGCATCGAGCACACAAATTTCGCCGGTAAAAAGGCTCGCGATTGGTGGCGTGCAAGAAGCGATGCTCCGCTGCCTCTTACTGTACCAACCGCGCTCGAAATGGTAGATAGTCTAAAAACGCCAACGCATTTGCGCGTATGGATTAACAAAAAATATCCCGATATCCTTGCAATGTGTTTTGACGGTACTGCTTTTGGAACTGTTGAAGCTGGCGATTCGTTTGAAATCCCGTCGGTTCAGATAGCAAATGAACGCAAGGTATTGAAAAAAGTAGATATTTTAGAAGAGCTTGAGGATTCGGATATACCTTTCTAACTAACGATAAGAATTTCTTATAGATTATTTTTAAAAAACGCTTGTATTAAATTTTCAATATCTGTATAGTTACCACATGCAGTTAATTATCAACAAACAGATAGAGGAAACAAAAATGAAAACTTTCGAAGAAATGAATAAAGCAGAGTTACGCGCAGCTTGTAAAGCTGCTGGAATTAAAAACTATGGAAAAATGGATAACGCTGGAATGCGTGCTGCTTTAGAATTCGAAAGCACGTTTGCAGCAAAATCCGAACCAGCTAAAGGTAGTCTATCTGATATAGTTAATTCGCAAATTTTAGAAAGAGCTAATACAATACCAGCTCCTTTAACAAAACAGGAGTTAGAAATGGAAAAAGTTACAGCGATGGAAAAATCTGTAAAAGACGAGAAAAACGGGATACAGCGACCAAAAGCTGGGACAAAAACCGGCGCAATTTGGGAACTCTGCGATCGGTTATATGCAGAGTTGCAGCGTATTCCAAAAATTAACGAAATCCGCCAACTTGCTGGCGAAGTAAATCAAAACATGATGAAGAGTCAGTATGCTTATTGGCGTAAATATCAAGGTTTTACAAAACCACGTATCGCTAAAGTTTAACATATATTTAGACTAGCATAATATTGTGCTAGTCTAATTTCTAGGATTTTTATGATTATTATTTCTTGCGGAGCTTCTAAAATAATTACCGACAAACCTGTACAGGCTTGGAAGCTTTATACCGGAACTTATTATAGAGCAATGTTACGATTAGCAAGTGTGTTAGATAGCGACATTTATATCCTTAGTGCTGCGTATGGTTTGTTACATGCAAATGACTTAATTATTACATATGACTGGAAAATGAATACAAAAAGAGCGCAGTATTTTAGGCAAAATAATTTAATTAAATTCAACGGTTTATCGTTACTTGGAAAAACCTATAAATCAGCAGTAAATGGGGTGCTAATTGACGTTATACCCGAATCAGTTGGAGGGATGGGCTATAGGTTACAGTATGCTATTAATGCAGCAGCGAATAAACAACAGTTAATAGACTTTGGCAAATTACAAGACGGATGCCTACGGGAGTTTCTATGAACGAACAAAAACCTGAAAAAAGAAGTCACAGCGAAATTCTCGAAGTTCATAGTATTTTTCGAACGATACAGGGTGAAGGCCCGTTTTGCGGAACTCCAGCGGTATTTATAAGACTTGCTGGTTGCAATTTGCAGTGCCCCGGATGTGACACGGATTATACAAGTAACAGACATCGAGCTACCGCGGAAGAAATTGTGGATAAAGTGCGCGAGTTGCAAAATATGGGTCTTGTCGTAATTACTGGCGGTGAACCGTTTAGACAGCAGATTGGAAGTTTATTGCGAAAATTAAATGTCTGGAACTATTACGTACAAATTGAAACCAATGGTACTTTACCACCATGTGACGCATTTTTTACCACAGCAACCGACATGAGGTGCGGAAATTATATTGTCTGCAGCCCGAAAACCAGTTCGATAAATAAAAAAGTTCTTGAAAACGCTTGCGCGTTAAAATATGTCCTAAATCACCATGCTGTTAATTTATCAGACGGGTTGCCAATAAAAGCGCTTGGACATCCAGTTGATGAGTATGTTGCACGACCTCCAAAAGGGCATAACATACAAATTTACGTGCAACCGGAAGACAGCAAAGACGAGCGAATTAACTATTTGAATTTAAAAGCTTGTATCAGCTCTTGCATGAAGTTTGGATACACGTTACAGTT